ACCTCGACGATATAATTGATCACATTGAAAACAACCAAGAACAACATGCTTGACAAATAAGTTTTATTATTTTATAATAACCTCCACACGCGGGAGGTTTCTTTTTATATGGAGTATACATGATTGAAGTAGATAAGGGTGAGTATTTCGTTTCCAAGACGATTAGAGATCGATTAGTTAAGAACGGAGTACGATTCTTTGCTAACGATAACATTTCTGATTACATTGATCACAACAACAATGAGCTAGACTTGCTGGTTGATGAGCTAGCAATTAAATTTAAAGACGTCCTCTCTTCATTGGTAATTGACGTTGAAAACGATCCTAACAGTATGGATACAGGTAGACGTCTTGCTAAGATGTATGTGCATGAGCTGATGGAAGGTCGTTACTCTAAAGAGCCTAAGGCTACATCATTCCCTAACGAAGGTCCAGAACGGTTTGAAGGAATGCTTTGTGTTCGTGCTGAGCTTACTTCTATGTGTTCACATCACCACCAGCCAGTTCGTGGAATTGCTGTTATAGGTATCATTCCTACAGGACGTGTAATTGGTTTATCCAAGTACGTTCGTATTGCACAATGGTGTGCTCGTCGTGGACAGTTGCAAGAAGACTTGGTCAATCAAATCTCTAAAGCTATTATGCAGAACTGTGACACAGAGAATGTTGCTGTGTATATTCAAGCAACGCATGGCTGTATGGAGAACCGTGGAGTAGAGGCACACTCCAGCTTGACACAAACATCCGTAGTACATGGATTGTTTCACAACGATTCAGTTAAAGCTGAATTCTTCAACAACGTCAAACTTCAAATGGGTTGCTAAAATGAACGGTCGTCTTGTAAAGCATTGGACTCCCACACTTGAAGAAGCTTTTGGTACTTCTGGCATCAAAGGTCGTGAAGGTGAGATGTTTGTTAAAGAAGCCGTTGAGAGTTGGGGTTGGGATGTGATTGACAACGAAGCCAGTTACGAAGAACAACTTGCTGGCCAAGACTTGTGGATCAAAAAACCATCCTGGCATAACCACTACAGCATCGATGTTAAAAATAACATGAATGACTTTGGTGCATTCTATGTTGACCCTGTTGAATGGATGAAACCAGAAAAAAAGAATCATCGGTTTTGGCACGTCAATATTGAAACAGGTTGGATGGCTTGGTATGCTCGTGAAGAAATGCAAAATTATATTATAACCAAGAACAAGACAAAAGGGTTTTGGATTGGAGTGAAAGATAGACCAGCAGTTAATATTACAAGGAGACACTATGGAAAATAAAAGTTTTATTTGGGTAACATTTCAAAAAGAAGGCATTCATCGCTACCCTGGTGCTGATACTGACCCAACGCTAGCAACCGAAGATTGGTTAGATGTATCATTTCTCGGTGTCCCTCATCGTCACATCTTTCACTTCCGTTTAGAGATGGAAGTGTTCCATGACAACCGCGATGTTGAGTTTATTCAATTGAAACGAATCCTTGAGAATTTCTATGCAGATGGCACATTGCAAATGAATCATAAGTCCTGTGAGATGATGGCTCGTGAATTGCATGAGCGTGCTTACAACTCATGGCCTGATCGGGATTATGTAATTGAAGTATCAGAGGATGGTGAGAACGGTTGTAGAATGTATTTCCCATGTAAGCATGACCTCACAATGAAAGTATACGCAGTATGATTAACTTCTGCCATATTACACCAACACCTTTCCTAGAGGTGTTTGCTCCAATGAGTGGGGCTCACTTGATCCTTGCTCATCTGGTTGAGTCGGATCCAACTTATGCTAAGTTCTATGCTGAGCTGGATGATGGTAAACCAAAGATCATGGACAACTCAGCATTTGAGATGTTCAAGCTCGGACGTCCAATGTATCCATCTGAGAAGTTGATTGACTTGGGTAATAGAGTTGATGCTGATTACATCGTAATGACAGACTATCCTAAAGAGCCTTGGAACAAGACTGTCGACAAGGCTAAACAGATGATGCCTGAATTGAAAGCTCATGGCTTCAAAACATTCTTCTGTCCACAAAGTGAACTTGGAGACATGGAAGGTCTGTTGACTTCTATGGAATGGGCATTGAAAGAACCTAATATTGATTTGATTGGATTGTCTATTCTTGCTTGCCCAATTGCTTGTGGTGTTAATGAATCAACATTTAATGATGGTAAGCGTAGTGATGCATATAAGATGCAACGGTTCCTATCTCGTTGGAAAGTTCTGACTGAGTTAAAGCGTCGTGGTTCGTTGAAGTATGTTCACGATAAGTTCCATTGTTTGGGAATGGTTGATGGACCAAACGAAATTGACTTGTTGAGTGAATTCCATCAACACATCTATAGTTGGGATTCGAGTGCTGCTGTGTGGGCTGGTTTAAACTATATTCGCTTTGATCAATCACCATCAGGTTTGATGGAAGGTAAGTTTGAACATGAAGTTGACTTTGATCATGCTAAGTGCGATCTTGACTCAATCAAAGATGCAATGTATAATTGCTCATTCATTAATAAGAAAGTGAAGTAATGTACAAGTATTCAGAAGACAATTACATTCAGGATATCCAAGACTATGTTGACTCAACTTATGGTCAGCATTATGTTAATGATGGTATTCAAGTGATTGATGTTTGGCAGTCTCGTGGCACGTTGAGCACCACAGCTGCTGATACAGCTATCAAGTATATTATGCGTTACGGTAAGAAAGATGGAAAGAACCGTAAAGATTTGTTGAAAGCCGTTCACTACATTCTGTTAATGATGTATGCTGACGATAACACTATGGAGAAAAAGATTGAAACACGTACTCGGACCTTCGTCCCGGTCGACCCTAACTGAGGTCAAGGAAGGCGACTCGCAACCTAATGCTGTTGATTTAAGATTGGGATCAATCTTTAAGATCAGTGATAACGTTTTTGAGATTTCAAATGAACACAAAAGACACAGAGGAACAGACCACGAGCTCGTTCCGGACCATCTCAAGTACTATACGCTCCAACCAGGACGATATGAAGTCATTATGGAAAACATCGTCCACGTGGGAGATGGTGAAGCTGGTTGGGTCATCACACGTTCTACTCTTAACCGTAATGGTCTTTACCTCACTAGTGGCCTGTATGACTCTGGTTATCATGGCGTTATGGCTGCCGTGCTCCATGTTACTACTGGTGTGGCACGGATTAAGAAGGGGACTAGGATTGGACAGTACCTCAGCTTCGAAGCTGAATCGTTAAGTAGTTATGATGGTGACTATGGAATTAATAAACAACACGACCAAAAATATGGAGTCAAATAATGGCCTTTGAAGTAAAAGTATCTATTGAAGAGTTGCGAAAACGCAAACTGTTCCTTGCAACACCGATGTATGGTGGTAACTGTGTGGGAATGTATACGCGTGCTGTAGCTGACCTGGCTGCCATCTGTGCAAAGTATGGTATTCCTTTGCAATTGTATTTCTTGTTCAACGAGTCTCTGATCACACGAGCACGTAACTATTGCGCTGATGAGTTCTTGCGTAGCGATGCAACCCATATGTTGTTTATTGATAGCGACATTGGGTTTAACCCACAAGACGTTCTGGCACTGCTTGCAATGCAAGATGACGACAGCGACTACGATGTGATTGGTGCTCCTTATCCCAAGAAGTGTATCAGCTGGGAGAAGATTAAGTTGGCTGTCGACAAAGGCATTGCTGATGAAGATCCTAACAAGCTAGAGAAGTTTGTTGGTGACTATGTGTTTAATCCACGTAATGGCCAACGAGAGATTCCTATCGGTGAGCCAGTTGAAGTGATGGAGATGGGTACTGGTTTTATGATGATCCGTCGTAAGACTTTTGACAAATACAAAGAAGTATTTCCACACTTGCATTACAAACCAGATCACATCCGCACGGATGCATTTGACGGCACGCGCGAGATCATGGCATACTTCGATTGTATCATTGATCCAGTATCTAAGCGTTATTTGTCAGAGGACTATATGTTCTGCTACAACGTTCAGAAAGCTGGTATGAAGGTTTGGTTCTGCCCATGGATGCAGACACAGCACGTCGGCACATATGTGTTTGGTGGTAGTTTGGCTGACTTAGCATCGATTGGTGCTTCCGCGACAGCTGACTCAGCTTCTTTAAAGAAAGATAAGGCTAAAAAATGAAATTGACAAGTAGAACACTTCAAGTATTGAAGAACTTTTCTACTATCAACCCCTCGCTGTTGTTCAAAAATGGTAGTGTAATTACTACCATGTCACCTAATAAAACGGTGATGGCTCGAGCAACAGTGGGAGAGGTCTTCCCACAGACCTATGCGATATATGACTTGTTACGGTTCATTGGCGTTCTGTCAATGTTCAATGATCCTGATGTTGCAATGGGTGATAGTTTCTTGGTTATATCAGAAGGTAATCGTGTAGTTAATTACACATACGCTGATCCTGAAATGATTGTTACACCACCAGATAAGCCAATTAAGTTTCCTGAAGATGCTGAGATTGAGTTTACAATGTCTGCTGATGTGCTGTCTAGTGTATTGAAAGCGATTAACATTCTGCAGATGCCTGAGCTCTCTGTTAGTGGGGAAGATGGTAGGGTGTATGTTGGTGCAGTTAATTCTAAGAACCCAACCGGGGATACATTTAAGATTGAAGTTGGTACAACAGAACATAACTTCAGCATGATGTTCAAGGCTGAGAACATTAAGATTATCAGTGGTGACTATAACGTAAAGATTACTTCAAGAGGATTAGCGTACTTTCGAGGGGATGATGTAGAATACTGGATCCCTACAGAATCTAGTTCATCATTCGGAGGCTAATTTGCGCGAAGACTTTTTGTGGGTCGAGAAGTATCGACCCCGTACCATTGCAGATACAATTCTTCCTATCAACTTGAAGAAGGCTCTTCAACAGTTTGTTGATGATAAGAATGTTCCAAACCTCTTGCTGACAGGCAGAGCTGGTATTGGAAAGACAACAGTAGCACGAGCAATGCTTGATGAGCTTGAGAGTGACTACATTGTTATCAATGGATCGTTGAATGGTAATATTGATACGCTGAGAAATGACATTATGTCGTTTGCATCTTCTGTATCGTTTCACGGTGGTAGGAAGTATGTAATCCTTGATGAAGCAGACTATCTGAATCCCAACAGCACTCAGCCTGCTCTTCGCAACTTTATGGAAGAGTTTAGTAAGAACTGTGGGTTCATTTTAACTTGCAACTT